ACAGGAACACCATTAGCGAATAGACCAATGGATTTTTATAATTTATTGAAAATATGTGAATCACCTGTTACAACAAGTTGGAAACAATATGCTTTTAGATATTGTGATGGTAAGAAATTTAGAAAAAAATTAAAAACAGGTCAATATAAAGATATTTGGTTAACTGATGGAGCATCCAACTTAGAGGAATTACATGAACGTACAAAAGACCTTATTTTAAGAAGAAAAAAAGACGACCATTTGGATTTACCACCAAAGATTGTTGCACCATATTATATGGAATTAGATGATATGAATGAATATAATAGAGCGTTCGATGAATATTTAGAATGGGCAAAATCAGAAGGTAAAAGATTAGGTTCTGGAAGACACATGATTGAGTTGATTGTGTTAAGAAAATATTTAGCTTTAGAAAAAACAAAACAAAGTATTTCTTTGGCTGAAGAGGCTATAGAAAACGGTAAGAAGGTTATTATTTTCACCAACTTTACACATTCATTTGATGCATTAATGAAACATTTTGATAGATTAGCTGTTGGTCATAATGGTAAGATGAATGGGACACAAAAACAACATTCTGTGGATGCTTTCCAAAATGATGAAAATGTTAAGGTTTTTGTTGGTAATTTAATCTCAGCTGGTACAGCTATTACTCTAACAGAAGCAGAAGTTGTTATTATGAATGATTTGGATTTTGTTCCTGCTAACCATGCTCAGGCAGAGGATAGGGCACATAGATTGGGTTCAACATCTACAACAAACGTTTATTACCCAATAGCAGTTGGTACGATAGATGAACAAATGTTTGATATGTTAGAAAGAAAAAGAAAGATCATAGATACGGTCATTGGTGATGAACACGTATCTATGAACATACAAGAAGATTTGTTTGATAAAATCCTTAGGAATTACTTCTAATCCATCTGATTTTTTACTTTAATCAAATTCAAATATAATTTTTGGTTGAATTTACAACCTTTTTGTGTCCAAAACTTATCTAATTCTGACATTGTAAGTTTTGTGTTTTCATTTGTTTTTGTATCACTAGGATACACAGTTGCTTTAATTTTTAACATAACCTTCATTAATTTTATTAAAACAAATATATATGATAAAAATAAAATAAAAAAGAGGTATGGAAAAAAATTATGAACACGTAAACCACCCACAACATTATGGTGGTTCTGATAATGTATATGAAGCAATAAAAGTTATTGATGCATGGGATTTGGGGTTCTCTTTGGGGAATGCTGTTAAATATATTTCTAGAGCGGGAAAAAAACACTCTGACAAAGAAATTGAGGACTTAAAAAAGGCTATTTGGTATATAAATCACCATATCGAAGTGTTGGAGAAGAATAAATAACTTTTTGTGTATATTTATTATAAAAAAAAATAATATGATAATTTTAGAAAAAATTTTGAATCAGATCCTGATTGAAAGTGGAATACGTAATATACGTGATTTGTCTCATCGTTATGATAAGGCAAAAATCTACTTTCATCAGGATCTTTGACGGGTCTTGATGGTGTGGCAAGTGCTTTAGGGATTAGATATTACCTAGAAAATAATGGTATCAAAGTTGTTGATGCTGAAGTAATACAATATGGTGATAAAGAATTTGCTATTAAAAAACCTGATGCTAGTGGTGATGTGATGCCCGTATTAGTTGATTTCGCTCATGGTAAACCGATGTTTACTATCCACACTGACCACCACGATTCACAGGTTGGTGTTGAAAAGGATACATCCACATCTTTTAGACATGCACGTTCTAATGTAGAAACAATATCACAAATATTATCACCAAGAGAAATATTCCCTGATGCAGACATTAAAATGATTTCAACTGTTGATTCAGCTGATTTTGTTAATATGGATATTAAACCAGAAGATATCATGACTTATATATTCCAATATGATAAAGAAAAAGAATTATCTAGGAATAAAAAGATTATGGCTTTGGTGACTAATAAATTATTGTTGGCTTATAAAAACAAACCTAATTTCTTGGAGAGATTGGTTTTGATGTCAACACCATCTTTATTAAACATCTATTTAAATATTATTAAATTAGCTAAAGAAGAAGGTTATGTTTCACCTGATGTTATGAAAGGTAATTTGGAGAATTATATTGAGGCACAATCTAAAAGTGAGAATGTTCAATATGACGAAGAATATGGTATTATTTCACAATATGGTGGTGGTTCTATGTTTAAGGCTGGTTCTTATGATAGATATGTTCCTTTTAAGTTACATCCTGAAGCTAACTTTTTGGTTATTGCATGGCCTTTGGGTTTATTACAAGCATCATGTAATCCATTTAAAAAAGATAGACAATTAAAAGGCGTTAATTTGGGTGAGATAGCACAAGAAGTTTTTTCTGTATATGAAACAGAATTGAAAGCCAAAAAAATAACAGTTGACACGATTAAATATTTTGCTGAAAAAAGTAAGGATTTTAGTCCTGATTCTGTTGGTTTTACTTATGAAGATTTGATTGCTTTATTTGGAGATACAGAAGGTGGTATTAGTGGATTAAACCAAACACCAAAAGGTTCACCAGAAGATTATACTGTTGAGAGATGGCAATCAGCGTTAAAAAAGATTTTAGCAAAACCTTATGTTGATTTAACTGATAGAGAAAGGAGAGCACTTAAAATGTTATCGATTACTGGATGGGATATGGTTCAGTCACAGTCGGGGGGTCATAAGTGTATAACGAACATGTCGGGTCTTTCTTATTTCGGCAAAGATGGCAAGGATTTTTTATTAAAATTTAAGGACACATTCGTTCAAAAACTAAAAGAAAAAATAGACGAGAGTAAATAAACAAAAAATATATAAGGGACCACATCTTTACGATGTGGTTTTTTGTGCTTATTATTATACAAATAATGAATTATTAATAACGAGTGGTTAAGATTTAACCCGTCCCAAAAATCTAAAAACATATATGAGTAAAGAAAATATTAAACAGGCTACACCCGAAGACATTAAAAAATTCTTAGAGGGTCATGATGATGAGAAGTATATCACATCTATTGAGTTGGACCAAACAGACGATTGGTCAATTGATGAAACAAATAAAGTTTATATTGTTATAGACGACCCTGAAAAAGGTAAAAAAATCAAAGTACAAAAATTCACACCATTTTGTTGGACCAAAAATTTAAGGGGTAGTGGTTTTTATGGAGATGATATCGATACCATAAAAAAGGCTGCAAAAACTTTTGGTATTACAACAGAAAAGTTAGAAACAGGTAATAATCAAAGATTGGAGGATGGTTATAAATTTTTGGTTAAAACCACAGGAACTTATCGTGATTTGGTTAATTTCTTCAAAAGAGGGGGTATAGACCCATGGGGTGAAACTGGTAAAATGATTACCTTATTACCACCTGTTGAACAATTTATGATTCAAACAGGTAAAAGGTTATTTAAGGGTTATGATGATTATACCGAAGTTCACAAACTAACATTCGATATTGAGACCACGAGTTTAGAACCTGATAATGGACATTGTTTCATGATTGGGGTTAAGGATAATCGTGGTTTTAAGGAATTATTGACAGCGTATAACGAAGATGGTGAATATACAGAAGAAGGTGAAAAACTGATGTATGAAAAGTTTTTTGATATCGTACATGAGTTGGAACCAACAATTATTATTGGGTATAACTCTGAAAACTTTGACTGGTCTTATATTTTTGGTAGGATGCAAATATTAAAAATGGCAAATTCTATTGTAAAAAAATCTAAGAAAACAGGTAGGGTTACTTCTATTGTTATGGATACAGATGTTATTAAAACAAAACATCCGATGATTAAACCCTATAGAAAACCATCTACATTAAAGTTGGGTGCTGAAACTGAAAATTATTACCAAACAACAATGTGGGGTTATAACGTTATGGATACGTACCATAGGGTTAGACAGGCGATGGCATTAAACTCAAACCTACAAAGTGGTCGATTAAAATATATTGCAAAAGAAGCGGGGGTTGAACGTCAAAATCGTGTTTATATTGATGGTAATATTTTGGGTAAGATTTGGAATGAAAACAAAAACTTTTATTACAACCCAACATCAGGTGATTGGTATGAATTGGATGGTGAAAAACCTGAACCAAAAGATATTGAGGGTTATGAGGATAAATGGGAGGTTGTTGATGGTAGATTCTTATTAAAGGAATATTTGAATGATGACCTTTTGGAAACGGAACAAGTTGATGATATTTATGGTCAAGCTGGATTCTTAACCGCAGCATTGGTTCCAACAAACTTTGTTAGGTCTATTACGATGGGTACTGCAACAATGTGGAAAACGTTAATGTTGGCATGGTCATATGAAAATGGTTTAGCAATCCCCGATATTCAAGAAAAAAGACCTTTTGTTGGTGGTTTATCAAGGTTATTAAAATTGGGTTATAGTCAAAATATAGCTAAATTCGATTACGCATCACTTTATCCATCAATACAATTAACACATGAAGTTTTTCCTGAAGTAGATGTATCGGGAGCTTTAAGAGCAATGTTACGTTATTTATTAGATACTCGTAATGAATATAAATATTTGGCAGCAGATTACCTTAAAAAAGGTGAATATAAATTAGCTAACAAATTTGATAAAAAACAATTACCGATTAAGATTTTTAATAACTCAGCATTCGGTTCAATTTCAGCACCTTATATTTTCCCTTGGGGTGATATTGATGTTGGTGAGATGATTACTTGTACTGGTAGACAATATCTTCGTCACATGATTAGATTTTTTATTGAACGTGGTTATGACCCTTTGGTGTTAGATACGGATGGTGTTAACTTTTCTTATGGTGAAGAAGTAAATAATCATACTTATATTGGTAAGGGTTATCATAGATTTGTTAAAGAAGGTGTTGAATATAAAGGTATTGATGCTGACGTGGCAGAATATAATGATAGGTTTATGCATTTGGCTATGGGATTAGATATCGATGAAGTTTGGCCGGCAACAATTAATTTATCACGTAAAAACTACGCAACATTAAAACCTAATGGTAAAATTAAATTAACAGGTAATACCATTAAAGGTAAAATGATTCAAAAATATATTAAAACATTCTTGAATAATGGTATTAAGATGTTATTGGATGGTAAAGGAAAAGAATTTGTTGATTATTATAACGAATATTTTGAACGTATTTATAATATGGATATTCCTTTGGCTGATATTGCAAACAAATCTAAGGTTAAGAAAACAGTTGCACAATACCTTAAACGTGGTACAAATAAAAATGGTGCACCACTACCTAGACAGGCACATATGGAATTAATTATTAAAGAAAATGTTCACGTACAATTAGGTGATGAGGTTTATTATGTAAATAATGGTACTAAAAAATCACATGGGGATATTCAGGTTAAGAAAACTAAAAACGACCCACCTGAAGGTACATTAGTATTTAACTCATATTTAATTACTTCAGAAGAGATAGAAAAAAACCCTGATTTGAAGGGTGAATATAACGTACCTAAATATATTGATGCGTTTAATAAAAAAGTTGAACCTCTTTTGGTTGTTTTTAAAACACATGTAAGAGAATCACTTTTAATTACAGACCCCGAAGATAAACAATTTTTTACTAGTAGTGAGTTAGAATTAGTATCTGGTATAGCAACAAAACCTGAAGACCAGGATAGTTTAGATGAGTTAATGACTATTAGTAAAGAGGAGATGTTTTTTTGGAATAAAAAGGGTGTTTCACCTGAATACATGATAAAAGATAGGTTTGAGGGTGATGTTGTAAATGAGGTTGTAAGTGAGGTTGCAAATGATGTTGCAAATGAAACTTCAGACGACGACATTGAATATTTTTAACTTAATTTAACGATTATGCCAAAAGGTTCTGAAGCTGATATAAGATTGTTAAAACTTAAATTAAAAATTTATTTAATTGAAGAAGAATACGAAAAAGCTGAGGTTATGCGTAAATGGATAGTGGAGTTAGAGGGTGACCCAACAATAGAAGATGTTGATTCTTTAATTAAAAGATATAAGGGTTAAAAAAAAAGAATATTAAATATTTATAATAATTTTAAAATTAACCAATAAACAAGATATTTATTTATAAAAGTTAATATGAATATTCTTTTAGTAACTGAATTAGTTAATAAAGATGGTAGTAGAATTAGTGGTGGCCAAAAAATAGACCAACTAAACAATGTTACTGCATCAAAAGAAACTACGGATGATTATGTTCACATGACTAGACAAGGTGTTAGTAGATATAACAACTATGGTCGTACTTATGTTGGTGAAGATGATGAAACAAATAGTGAGGTTAAGGAACCTAAGAAAATAAAGAAAAAAATAATTAAAAAGAAAAATATTAAAGAAAATATTTTTACTAAAAAAGAATTTGATAAGGAATTTGTTAAAACAAACAATACAGATTCTATTCAAACAAAAATAGGTGAGTTAAATTCTATAAGAGACACTAACCCTATACTAATTAGAAAAGTAGGTGCTTTAAAAGATATTATTGAAAAGAATAACGCTAGTGGTGAAGAAAAGGCTGTTATTTTAAATTATTTATTAGGTATGGACTTAACAGACATACCTAGTAATCAAAAAGAAGAATTAAAAAGAAGGTTATTTTAATGGCTAATAGTGAATTAAAAAATGGAAAAATATTAATAGATGATGATATTAATTATCATTTAAAAAGAATATATAATGCTTATAAAGGCCCAAAAGATGTTGAGGGTTATGAGCGTTTAAGAGGTTTGTGTGATAAAAAAGATATATCATACGAACAATTAAAAAGAATTAAAAATTTTTTTGATGGTTTCGAAGGTAAAAATAATGAAACACCTTATCTATTAAATGGTGGTACAAAAATGAAATCATGGGTGCAAAATAAATTGGATAATATGCGAAATAACGTTAATTCAAAGAAAAAAGCCATGAGTGATATAGGGATGCCAAACCAATATCAAAAGGAAAAATTAAGTACACCAAGTGTTAAAACAGATAGTCATGATTCTGATACCAATAAAATTTTAAGACAAGAAGGTATTTATAGAATAAAGGTATTAGATGACCTAATAACAGAAATCAATAAAAACAAAAAATTATGCCTAACGGACAATCAATCGCACCAATCTTAACAGATAAAAACTCTGTACAAGAATTAAACCCTAATGGTGGTGCTGTAACTAACCAAGAACCAACTTTAAAACAAACTGGTGACGCTCAAAGAGCAAGTATCACATCTTTTAATGAGTACAAAAATGTTCCCAACCAAGGATATAGTAAACAACATCCTAACGCACAATCTGATGGTGATGATGAAGGTAGGGGTGAAGTTGGACCTGGACAAGGTGTTGGTACTTCTGATGATAAAGTAGCTAAAACTACTTTACTTTATAACTCAGGTAATAAATATAAACCTGGTACTAACTACTATAACTTTACATATACAGAACAATATTGGTAATATGAAACTTTACTCTTTGTTAGAAAACATTATATTGGAAGCTGTAAATACTTCTTTGGTTGATAATGCAATAGAAAAAAAACAAAGAGTTAGGATATATTATGACCCTAAAATTAATAGAACTCCAGAAGAGGAAGATAAAAATTTGGCGGGTTATAGGAATATAGAAACTTATGTTCATGGTTTATCTAAGGGTGGGAATCCTATTATTAGAGTTTACCAATTGAATGGGGTTACTGAAACAGATTCACCTGGATGGAAAACATTTAGGTTAGATAGGATAACACAATGGAGACCATACCCCAGTTTTTTCTATGTACCTATTTCAGAAAGAGATAGTTCAGTACCGAAGTATAACCAAGATGGTGATAGAAGTATGATAAGAATTTATAAACAAGCTAAATTTTAAAAGATGAACGAAAAATTATTAGAAATTTTAAAGAAAGCTAAAGAGGTAGATAAAAGAGCTAAACAATACGATTCTACTGATATACAAACATTAAAGACTAATGTTGAAAGTAGGGCAACTACCACACCTACTAGTGAAGGGTCTGTACCTACTAATCATACCCAACAAACTAAACAAGTAAGAAACACTGTAAATGTTGATAGTCCTGAGTATAAAAATAGGGTTTTAGAATCTAAATTACCACCTGAAATACAAAAGGTTATGTTAGAAAACCCAATACAACAACCAGAAGTTACAGATGGTTTCGGTGTTAGTGAAGAAGCTATAAAACAATTAAACCCAAACTATGGTAAAAATGTTAACACTAATACTCAACCAACTATAATCAGAGAAGAAGTTAATACAACAAACATAAACGAAGGGCAAATTAGAAAAATTATTGCAGAAGAATTAACTAAAGTATTACCTTCAATCGTAGAAAAGTATTTTGATAATAAGGTTATTAAAGAAAATACTAGATTAATGAAGGTTTTATTAAAAGAATCTAGAGAAAGAAAATAACACATAAAAAAAACAAATATCATGAAACAGATTGGATGTGGGTGTAAAGGAAAAAAAGGTTCACCAAAAAAGAAATAATTAAAAACCCGACTTAGGTCGGGTTTTTTTTTGTTTACAAATTTAAATTTAATGTTATATTTTACTAAAAAAATATATTATGAGTAAAATTAAAGTTTTAGTATTGCCTTCTGACCGTACAGGAGTGTCAAAATTTCGTTCAGTAGAACCACACTTAAAATTACAAGAATTATATGGTAATGAGTTTCATGTAGATATTATAACAGCAGGAACAACAGATTTTAACTGGGATGATGAATCTTTTGTTAAACAATACGATATAGTACATTTCCATAGAACCCTACCGACAGTACAAAATGGTGTTTATAGACAAGTTTATTTAGAAGAGTTTAACCAAATTCACGATAAAATAAAATCATATGGTATTACAACAATAATGGATTTAGATGACTATTGGTCTCCATCAAAAGAACATCCGGCTTACCAAATGATTATTAAAGAAAATTTACCAGCAAAAATAATGGAAAACATTAAAAGAGCTGATTATGTAACAACCACAACTCATTTATTTGCTGAACAAATTAGTAAATTAAATAAAAATGTTATTGTATTACCTAACGCAATTGACCCTGAGGAAAAACAATTTCAGCACAATGTTGAACCAACAACTAAAAATATGCGTGTTGGTTGGTTGGGTGGATCTTCACACTATCACGATTTATTGATTGTTGGTGATAGTGTAAGTAGATTCTTAAAAGAAAATATTAACGACACACAATTTGTTTTATGTGGTTTTGATACTAGGGGTAATATTACTGAAATAGATAGAAATACAGGACAACAAAGAACTAGAAAAATCAGACCTGAAGAAAGTGTATGGTCTAGATATGAAGAAATGTTTACTGATAATTATAAATTATTAGATAATGATTATTTAACACAGATTAAAAAATATGACGAAGTTATCGATAAACAAAACAACAACACTAACCAAGTTTATCGTAGGGTTTGGACTAAACCTATTACAACATACGCTTCTAATTATAATTTATTTGATATATCTATGGCTCCACTTAAAGAACATGATTTTAATAAATACAAATCACAACTTAAAGTTATTGAAGCGGGATTCCATAAAAAGGCATTAATAGCACAAGATTTTGGGCCATATCAAATAGATTGTGTAAATTTGTTTGAGAGAGGTGGGTCTATTAATGAGAATGGTAATGCTATATTAATTGACCCACGTAAAAACCATAAAGATTGGTATAAGGCACTTAAAAAGTTAAAAGATAACCCTGAGTTGGTTGATTTATTAAAAGAAAACTTATATAATACAGTTAAAGATAAATACCATATTAATACTGTCACAGAGAAACGTAGTGAGTTTTATAAAAAAGTGGTACAAGACAATAGAAAAGAAGTTAAACAATTAATAGAAGAAACAAATGCAATTTAATATAGATAAATTATTATTTTTTGATATTGAAACGGTTAGTCAGTACAAAGACCTATATGATTTACCTAAAAGACAATTAGAAATGTGGTTTAGATACTACGATTCTTTTAGAAAAAAAGTTACTGACGAATCTAGAATAGATTCTGAAGCAATGACAGAAAAAGAAATTTATCAAGAAGTTTATAGACAAACAGCAGCATTCTTCCCTGAATTTGGGAAGGTTGCTTGCTTATCTATGGGTTTTGTTACTAAAGGTGGTGAAGAACGTTACGAATCTTTTTATGGTGATGATGAATTACATATTCTATTAGAAACAAGAAAAGTTTTTAATAAGGTTGAGGGTTTGGGTTTTGAGTTATCTGGTCACAACGTTAAAGGGTTTGATATCCCTTTTTTAGGTAAAAGGTATTTTATACAAGGACTAGAACCACCCAAACTATTCCCAAACCATAATACTAAACCATGGGAGTTAAAAGTATTAGATACTAAAGATGTTTGGCAATTTGGTAATGGTTGGTCTTTAAGTTCATTGGATTTGGTTTGTTCGTCATTGGATGTAGATTCACCAAAAAATGGTGATGTTAAAGGTGATAATGTAACCAGTAATTATTGGAATGGTAAACATGAAGAAATAAAAGAATATTGTGAAAAAGATGTTAAAGCATTAATAGATATAATAACAAAATTAAATAACCTTAAATAATGGGAGAAATAGAAAAAGAAATTGAAAGTTTAAAGAGTTTACTAAACTCTGATTTATTGGATGAAAAATCAAAAGAAGATATTAAAACTACTTTAACCATGTTTGATTCTGTTAAGGAATATGATTTAAATAGTGGAACTAATAAAATAAGTATTAATTATATTAATAAGTCACCTAATAAAAACCCTGAATATGCAACTAGTGGTTCAGCTGGTTTCGATTTTAGGGCTCACGTACAATCACCAACGGAAATCCCAGGATGTGATAGTGGTGATAATATTAGAATCATACCAACAGGGTTATATTTTGAGTTACCTGAAGGTTTGGAATTGCAAGTCCGTCCGAGAAGTGGTCTCGCTGCCAAACATGGAATAACAGTATTAAATAGTCCAGGTACAGTAGATAGTGATTATCGTGGTGAGGTTGGTGTTATATTAATCAACCATAAACAAGAATCTTTTACTATTAATCCTGGTGATAGAATTGCACAAGGTGTTATTGCTTCATGTGTTACAACAAACTACGCAAACTTAGTAGAAGTTAAACAAATTGGTGAAACTGAACGTGGTGAAGGTAAGTTTGGTTCCACTGGTGTAAATTAATGAGAAAATATGAAAATACAAATAGATACAGTAAATAAAACTTTACAAATAGAGGAAGATGTTAATCTACATGATTTCATCGAACAAATAAACGGAATATTACCAAATGGTGGTTGGAGGGAGTATACCTTAAAAGTTGGTGTTATTAAAGAGTTCGTAAACCCAATAACAATAACACCACACACACCAATAAACCCTTATCAACCAATAGAGGTTCCAAATACAAATCCGCATGTCCCATCCCATCCCCAAATATGGTATGGAACCACAACTGATAATATTGGAGACTTTACAAACGGAATAATTAATTATAATATTAAAATATGAGTGTAGTAGCAGTAAAAGTAACAGAAGATGAAATTGTAATTGGTGCTGATAGTATAATCGCTTTAGGTTGGACACAGGAAAAAGATAGAATGGCCAAACTAGAAGAAGTTAATGGTATGGTTATTGGTTCCGCTGGTATGGCACAAGAAGGTGCTTTATTCAGAGTTTTTTGTAGAACAAGAAAACCTAGAGCAGC